GTTTGTTGCTTGTGAATAAGGGTCAACAGTTAAATCAATGCTTCCCCATTGTGCAATAACTAAATCAGAAAAATCACCAAAAACGAAATGGTCTTTTGCAACATTTGCAGAGCAAATAACTTTATAACCGTCCATTTCTCCGTTTTGAATTAAGTAGTTACCTGTATCAGTTCCTTTGTCTTTAGCTTTCAATGCTGATTTAACAGAAGGTGAAACAATCCATACTTTATTGCCGTATGTTTTTCCTTCAAATGCTTCTTCCATCTTCAATACACCTGCATAATCTTTAACGCCTGCTGTTGGAGTTACGGTATTAAATATACCTGCTGGAGAATTGGTTGTCCCTGCACCATCGCCCAATATTGTAGATTCCAATTTTTGTGAGATTGCATTTACAATATCGCTTCTTAACATTGCTTCAACATCACTTGAAGATTGATTCAACATTTGTTTTGAAATGTCTACGAAACAAGTCAAACGTTTAGGACTTAATTCAACTTCTCCGAATGTTCCTGCACCGTCTGTTGCTGCTGCAACTTCATCAGCCCATGTACAAGATGAACCATCATAGGTTGGAATTGAAACATTACCAACTAAATTCGTCATATAGGTTGCACCTGCTTCTGTTAACACTAAATTGTTTTTGATGGCTTCAACAATTGGTGCTTTGTCAGTTGCAACCAATTCTGCACCTTGCGTTGCTGTTCCTGCAACTACATCTGCTCTTAATTGAATTTGTCCTGCATAAGATAAACCTGCTTTGCGCATTTCTTCTGCACCGCTTTCAATATAATTTTTATATTCTTCTGACAATTGTCTGTTGTTTGCAATATCATTAATTGCTTTTACTAATTTAAATTCTTTCATAGTACTATTTTGGTTGTGTCTTTTATTTTCTTCAACTTCTTCTGTTGGTGTATCTGTTGTATCAATGTCTGATTCGTATTTAGCCAACTTTTCTTTTAATGCTTCTAATTCTGCATTTAATTTTGCAATTTCTTCTTTTGCTGCATTGTATTCGTTCAATTCTTCTTCGTTCATTTCACGAATTTCAGCCTTGCAGATTGAAACAATGTCTTTCATTCTTTGCTTCAATTGTGCTTTCTTATCTCTGATTTCTAAACTGTTCATTTGTGTTTGTACTTTATATATAATTATTCGATTAAATCAATTTCTGCATCTAATTTATTCCAATATTGCGTTAAATTATCAGATTCTATTTTTAATATGTTATCGAAACTTCTACATGCAACAGTTGTTTCACTGTAAGCGGGATTATAAACGGGTGAAACATCGAATAGTCTATCAATCTTTTTGATAGTTCTGTAATATTTT